GTCATCAAGAAACTGCTAAAGGTTCCTGGTACAACAGATGCCAAGTTATTCTTAGTAAAAGAAACATGTCAGCACATAATAAATGAATTTACACTGTATCACTATAAGCTCGATGCTGCAGGTTTAGTAACTGACGATCCAGATACCGAACACGATCACTGGATTGATGCTTTGCGCTATCCATTGACATTGTTGCTAGGAAAATCTAATATCATCCTTGGTGGCGGTTTAGACTTCGATACTGCTCAAGGCTTAACTGATGCGCAGGGTAATTTTCATAGAACACCCAATGCTCCTGAATTTGCTGCAACTCAGGGCATTAAGTTCAACGATGAGCAACAGGATACCTCTAAGCTAGGTAAAATAGGTAAGAAGAGCGAATTAGACGATGACCCTGATGATGAGGGCTCCTCTGGTAGTCAAGGTGGTTTTCTTTGGTCCCTTTAAGTAATGTGGTAAAATAATTGAATGGCATTCTGGAACGACTGGCTTAAAAACTCACTACAAGGCGACATTAACTCCCTACTTAAGGCTGATGGAGTTACCACCGAAGGTGCAGCTGCACCTTCAGCTGGAGCAGTTAGAGGCGCGTATACGGCTGATGCCCTCCCAAACAACCCTGAAGAACATGATGCCAGTAAGCAGATTGGTCGCAAAGCTATAATTGACGACCCGTACTTTGAAAATTTAAGCACTCAAATTAACTATAAACACAAGATGTCTCGATTAAGCAATAGAATGCTTAAAGAGGTCTCAGTTAGAGATTGGCTTGTTTCCGCTATTATTCAAACACGTTTAGATACATTATTGAGATTCTCTAGACCCGAGCACAGACGATTTGAGATGGGTTTTAGGTTCGTTAAAAGGGACATTAAGGCTGAATACTCTGCAGAAGAGCTTAAAGAGGTTGCAGCACTTGAGGACTTCATATATCACTGTGGTCGCAAAGAGGGGACTCCCCCAGACGAACGAGCACTGTTTGGCCAATTTTTAAAATTAACTGTTCGTGATGCATTAACATTTGGACACGTAGCTGTTGAGAAAGTTAAGACAAGAGCTGGTGGCTTACATAGATTTCGTCCACTTCCTGCTGAGTCTGTTTATCTAATTAATAAGAGATTATCTAAAGATCAAGTCAAGCAAGAGCAGAAACAAGCTACACAAACATACGGTCAACCACTAAGCGACAATGATCCCAAGAAAGATCAAATAAAGAATCCAGTTGACCTTGATTATTTTAAGTACGTACAGATGTCATATAACATGCGACCACTTGCTCACTTTGGTGACGAGGACATGGTCTTCAAGTTATTTAATCCTCAGAACTTTGTGGATTCTAATGGCTATTGTTATTCGCCACTTGAACTAGCTATCATAAATATCACTAATCACTTAAATGTTGAGAACTACAATGCTAATTTCTTTACACACGGTTATGCGGCGCGCGGCGTTCTACATTTAAAAGGAACAGTCACTCAACCTCAGTTGATGAATTTTAGAAGACAATTTTATAACACTATCAGTGGTCAGCAACATGCTTGGCGCACTCCGATAGTCGCAGGTCTTGATGAAGTTCAGTGGGTACCAATGTCCGCCTCTGCTAAAGAGATGGAGTACATTAACTTTAACAATCACTTGATGCGCATTGTTTGTGCTCAGTTTGCTATCGATCCAATGGAACTTGGTTTAGACTACCTGATCAGCGCTAACGGTAGATCAGCAACTCAACAGGCCAACAACGAATACAAGATTGCATACTCACGTGAACGTGGATTATATCCAATCCTAATGTTCCTTGAGGATCTGATCAATGCTGACATAGTACCAGCAATTGATAAGACTTTAGCTGACAAATATAAGTTTGTATTTACCGGTTACACCGATGAGACTCCTCAGACTGAGATTGCTCAGATGCAGGCAGAGATGACTGTGTGGAAGAGCATGAACGATCTTCTTATTCAGTCTCAAAAAGAAAAGATCAAGTCTCCAGCTGGCGATCTTCCATTGAACCAAGCCTTCTGGGCGCTAGTTGAAAAGAACTACACTCGCGGTGAAATTCGTGAGCACTTCTTTGGTGACAAAGATGCATCTAAGCGAAAAGAGCTTCAGTATATTCCTGGTGATCCAGCATTTATGAGTTGGCAACAGACCATTCTTGCAATTGAGCAGGCTAAAGAACAAAAAGAACAGATGGCTGGACAACAAGCAGCAGAGCAACAACAGCAAGAGATGGAAATGAAGCTTAATGAGCAGAAACATAAGCATGCTGAAGCAGCTCATGGACGTGATGCCGAGAAGCACAACTTAGAAGTTGAGCAATTGAAGGCTCAAGCGGCAGCTGATGCAGTCCACCATGGAAATCCTATGCGCGATTCTGCAAAGCAATTTGGCGCAACTAAGGCATCTAATGTTGGCGGACAAGTTATAGCTAATCCGATCAACAAACTAGATGACCAAGCGTAATCTATATAAAAATATAAAAACAAGAAAGCTCTTCTTCAACGAAGAAGACTATATTCACTATATGATGCTGTTCAAGGTATTATTTCGTCTAGAGGTTATTGACGAAGATTGTACGCTCAATGCTGCGATGGAGTTCCGGCCGTTCTTTGTATAATATCTTTGTTAAAGGAGATTTATGGCACTAATTATATTAGAGGGTATCGATAGAACAGGTAAAAGCACTGTTGCCTCGTATTATAAATCTCTCGGCTATGAAGTTGTTCATCTATCTGCTCCACCTAAAGGTACATCTTCTGACGACTATCTTCAAGAGATGATAGACCTGATTTCTTCTGCTGCAAACAAAGATTTAGTGATGGATCGCTCACACTACGGCGAGACTGTATGGCCTGAAGTTTATGGTCGCAAACCCCTTCTAACAGAAGAGCACATAGAAGCTCTTAGAGAAGTTGAAGATGCCGTAGGCGTCACTAGGTTGTTCATGTACGATTCGGACCTTGGTGCTCACTGGCAAAGATGTGTCGACAATAAGGAGCCACTTACAAAAGTTCAATTTGCGCGCGCTCGTGCTTTATATTCTAAGATGACTCGTGACTATGCTTTTGAAGCATATACGCTTCCTCAATTCTTAGAGAAGTATCCAGATGCTAAAGACTATGCTCAGATGCAAGTAAAGACCGTAGTTGTTCAAAGTAGTGGAGACAATCAAACTGTCACTGAAGTAGATATGAGCGGTCCTCCCAATGACTCAACATTAGCAAAGTACCCACAATCCACTAAGACTCCTGAACAAGCGAAATTAGAGCGTGCGAACGTTATAAACGAAATTTTATCAAAGCGTATCCTAAAATCCAAAGGATCAGCGTATGATGAACTAGAGAACGATATCCGTGAGTTCCTCAATTCAAAGTTGGGAAAACTATTGGGTGGCGGGGCAAATAACTCAAAAGAACTGTCATTGAGCTCAGAAGAAGTTAGGTTTTATAAGGCCATGTATAAGAATGCTTTAGAGAAGAACAAATAAGGAGATATATGAGAAACGGTTTTAGAACACCATCAAAGAAAGATCAGTTGCGCCAGCTGCAGGTTGAATTCCAAAATTCACAGATGGCATCGCGAGTATCGCAGATGATGATTCAGCAGCTGATGAACAACGTTAAAGCTATGTCTGAAGATCTTGGAAATGCTTTAAATCAACTTTACGAACTACAATACAAATACGTTGCTCTTCAAAAGTATATGAACTTAGATGTTAGTCAGTTGACCGCTCTTGCCAATGAGCAACGTCTCACTGACTTCAATGAGGCCTCACTGAAAGCAGACGAGCAAGATGGACTTGAAGCTGTCGATACAGCAACCGCAGATAGCACTGTTGTTCTTACATCTAAGTCAACCGATGAAAAAGGAAATGATCGCGGAATATTCCGCTCGCGCATCAAGTTATCAGAATCAGGCGTTCCTGAACTTATCAAAGAACTAACTGGTAAAAAAGTTGGAGACAAGGTCAATGTGAAGTTAAACGGCAACGATCATGAAGTTGAATTGCTCGCAGTTACATCTCCTAAGAGCGTTCCAACTGTAATTGATACAACTGCCACAACGGCTCAGACAGAAGCCACACCGCACTAACATGTCTAAAAAAATGGATATCAGGTGTCCGCGCAAACTAGATTCTATGCCGGATAATTGGTGTCCACTAGCGGTGCTGCGCTTAAAAGCCATACGTAACGCTGGACGAGAACTTAACGAGGAAGAGGAAGCTAAGCTTCCTGGTTGCCCTTGGGCAATAGACCATCAACTTGCTCACTATTGTTTCTTTAATTATCTTGCTGAATTTACTTCCGATAAGTCTGTCTCTGACATTGAACTCGCTGCTCTTCTGAACGTATCTGTGGATACTGTTAAGAGAATAGAGAAGAGTGCTTTAGGAAAGATGAGAGAGCATAAGTCGTTTTCTTCGCTAAAGAGTGCTGGAGAGCCAATTGTCAAAGATCGCGAAAAATAGCTACAAACTAAAAGTACAAGATTATTATGCTGCTGTCAAGCTACTTCAATTGCTTTTTAAACTTGGAATAAGATATGAGCTGCAATATGAGCTGCAATATAAGTTACAACTTATAAGTGTTCTTGGCCGTTTTGAGCCAGTATAGATATTTCCAACTTAGAAACGTAAAAACTAATATTTAGACCAGTTAACATGATACTATTAATCCATGTTTAGAAGTATTGGTATATATTGCATTAAAAATACATCAAACGATAAGCGCTATATAGGATCATCTAGGAATATAGAAGGTCGTTGGCGCGTGCATAAAAGTCGATTAAGATTAAATAAACACC